ATTATTATGAGCATAATGATAAGAGCGATTCAGTAGATTACCTTACAACTCTTGTTGGTATCTTTGATGAGTGTATTCGTGTATTGAAATCTGGTGGACGACTGATAATCAACATTCAACCAAATTATAAAGAGTATTATCCATCTCATCATGCTATCACAACTGCAATGATTGAGCGTGGTTTGATATGGAGAGGTGAGATAGTTTGGTTGAAGAATAATCTCAAGAAACTCACTGCTTGGGGTAGTTGGATGTCTCCATCCTGTCCTTATTTGTCGTATCCATTTGAGTTCATTGAGTATGTAAATGGTCACTGGTCTATTGCACCAGAAACCAGAATGAAAAAGTTTAATCACCCCGCAATGTTTCCTGAAGAGTTAGCTAAGCGTTGCATCAAGTTGTTTTCATATAAGAATGACTTAGTTCTTGATCCTTTCAACGGTGCAGGCACTACAACTTATGTTGCAAATCTTTTGGGTAGGAGATACATTGGCATTGACATAAGCGAATCGTACTGTAAAATAGCAGAGGAACGAATTCTGTCTACTAACCCACTGGATAAGTTTTTTTGATTATGAAAGAAGGATTTACAATGTTCAAGGATACATATGCTGCTATTCCCTATGGCAACCAGTATCTCATCATCCACAATGGTCAGCAACTTGAGAAACTTTGTAGGACTGAATCTTCTGCACGTAAATATATCACCGATCATAAGAAAGGTAAATCGCTTGGCAAACTACCTACCAATTAAAGTTACTCACCTCTAAAGTGAGCCTATAGTGTAAGGGGATCACTCCCCACTGAAGTTTCTAACTCAAACCATGACTTTTTTCTGGAAGTTCGTTGACACTTTCGTGAAGAACATTGCTACCATCAGTGCTATTGTTGTTGGTGTGAGTCTGTTCATGATTCGTGCTTTTAATGAGAACGATGGACGTGAGAAAGTTCGCGTTGCAACTCTTCAATTCCTGAAGTTTGTTGATACGCTGATTGAGTTCGGTAAAGAGCAACTTTCTTCCGCTGATGTAGTGGAGCAACCTCAAGTCGTAACCGCTACAGTCACCAAAACCCGCAAGCGCGTTGCCGCTTGATAGACTGTCACTGGAGCACTTGATTTTATGCTTGTGCTCCTTTATTGTACCTTTGTTCTTAAAAAAACTCCAATGATTTTCCTCACTGTTCCTGGTCACGGTTGCGTCTACACTCTGTCGCAAGAAGATGGCGATGAGTTGTACTATGCTCCGATCTATGCTGATGGAAATGTAAATCTTGAGGAGTTTGCTCCTGTAGATCTTGACTCTGTAGATATGGATGACATGGAGATCTTTGACATTCGCAATCGTCTACAGAAACTGGTTCAAGTTTGACCCAATTAAAGTTACTCACCTCCAAACTGGACCTATAGTATGAGCAAGCAACCAATGCAGAACAAACATCTGGAACATCCCGAAGATTCTATCCTTAATGGTGATCTTTCGGTTCTTGATTGGTTCAGTGCTGATTCTACTATCAGTGTCAAGATGGATGGTGCTCCAGCTATTGTTTGGGGCACCAATCCTGAGAATGGTAAGTTTTTTGTCTGCACCAAAGCAGCATTTAACAAACAAAAGATTCGCCTTTGCTATAACGAGGATGATGTATTTGACCACTTTGGTCATCAACCTCGTGTAGCACAAATCCTTATCTTCTGTCTGGATTTCCTGCCTCGCACTAAAGAAGTGTATCAGGGTGATTGGATTGGTTTCGGTAAGGGTCTTGATACATTCAAACCCAATACGATTACCTATCGCTTCCCTGAGATTGTGCGTCAGGAGATTATCATTTGTCCTCATACTTACTACACTGGTGAGCGTCTGCCTGAGATGGTAGCACACCCTATCACCAGCAAGTTTGCAAGCACCAAACAATGCCTGTTTGTGCAACCTGAGGTGTCCCTGGATCCTTATCGCGAGGATCTGGAAGATGTGTGTAAGTTTGCCAAGCAAATGAGCACTCTGTGTGAGTTTGTGAGTGACCGCAAGGCATCACAAATCAAAAAAGAGATCAATGCCTGCATCCGTGAGGAAAGGGACGTGGATGAAGATGAAATTGCAGAAAAATGTGATTGTGACAAGAACCTCATCAGATTGTGGAAACTGGTGAAGTCTATCAAGGATGATTTGTTCATGTTCATTCACGAAGAAGATGAGATTGAATGTTACCTTTGGGATATAACAAGTTTCCACGAAGGTTATTGTATCTCCAACAAATACGGCATTTATAAAGTCGTTGATAGGGAAGTGTTCTCTCACGCTAACTTCACTTGCGAAAAGAGTTGGACTAAATAATGGTGCTTATGTTTGGTCGCACAAGCACATTAAAGGGGCAGAAATGCCTCTTTTTTGTTATAAATAATCAAGACCAAACATAAAGCAGTATGAATAAAGTAAGCGTTCAATCGTTGAACGAATGTTTCAACGTATCTTGGCAGGATTTTATGGAAGTTGAAGAAATCCCAAAGGAAGATTTGATTTACAAACCAAACATAAAACCTGTCAATTTTGGTATTCCAAGCCCAGAACATAGTGAGTTTATGAAGACGTTTCCGCGCACACCTGAAAGCAATAATAAACGTAGCGAAACTATGAAAGGGAAAAATACTGGACCAAGAAGTGAAGAGACAAAAAGAAAGATTAGTGAAGCACTTAAGGGTAAAAAATACAAAGAAAGGAGTGAAGAACACCGTAAAAAGATAAGTGAGAGAATGAAAGGTAACGACTTTGGAAAGTATAAAAAGAAAAAGAATTGGGGGTAATTAAAGTTACTCACCTCCAAAGTGGACCTATAGTATGAGTACAACCACTGAAATGAACAACACAATGAAACTCACAAAAGCGCAGAAAGAGATTCTTGCTGAAATTGTAATGTATGATGGGGAAGTGAATAATTATTCCCAACGATTGCGGTCAATTACTCCTCTTCTTGATGCTGGAATTATTCGGGAAGAGATTGTTTATGATAAAGACGGACTTTCCCGTTGGATGAAATATAAAATTGTTTCCAATGATTAAAGTTACTCACCTCCAAAGTGTACCTATAGTATGAACAACATTCAAACCGACTTCCAAGATCAGATTGCACCCGCACTTCGCGACTATATGTGCAACAACATGACAGACCTGAATGATACTGTGGACTGGGTTTGTGATGTATTTGATCTCAACGCAACTGATGAACTGATTGATCAGATTGTAGATGAGTTTGACGCCTTCTTCGGCAACTGATTCACACTAACTGTTTTACCACTATTTGACACTGAAATGACTCAAGAACTTTACATTGAAGCACTCAACTTTCTGGTTAATTACTTCAACCAGTTTGATGAGGAAGAACTCCAATCTCACGGTAAATTGTACCTGAGCGATATTACTAATGTCCTTGGATATGCGACCTTTGAAGATAACATCTCTCCCGAGGTTGGTTATATCTCAAACGTGGAAACTCTGAATCGTCTCCGCGATGAAATTGCCGATCGTTTCTATAACTAACTGAATGACTGCATTTGTATCACCCAAGAGCAAGAAAGCACAGAATCGTTTCTGTAACTTAATGAATCGCAATAATGAATGTATTGTAGAGCAACATCACGGGACTAAAGTGTTTCTAACCTCTGCGAATGGTAGGAATCACTTTTGGGTCAATCTTACTGCAGATGTTGACTGGAACATCAAGTTCAATTAAAGTTACTCACCTCGAAACTGGACCTATAGTATGAGCACTTCCACTGAAACCATGAACTACTACAAAATCACTGAAATTGAATTTGATTTCGACTACGAAGATCTCACTGAGTATGAGAAAAAAGAGATCGTAGATGATGCAAAATCTTGCCTTTGGGCACCTCCAAGTGAGGAAGATCTTGTCGATTGTATCTCTGACAACACTGGTTGGTGTGTCAAATCCCTGAAGTATGATGTCATTAACTGATGGCAAAAAGTCTTACATTCAAGTCGCCTTGTAAAGTGAAGACAATTCTCCTAATCTTCATCGTTGCATTAACTCTATCACCTGGAGTTCGCAACATCACCTCTACCACATTGCACACCGTAGCAGACATTATTGCACCCAATGATTGAGACTGATTTCTACATTCTTACCCAAGAACAATATGAGGAAAATCTACAGTTTGCAAATAAACTTGGCATCACAGTAGACTACTTTCTTCTGGAGTTTTGTGATGTTCAAGGTCCAAAAGTAATCGTCAATTAAAGTTACTCACCTCTAAAGTGAGCCTATAGTATGAGCACTTCCCAAATGTCCCAAATGTCTAAAGTCTACGCTGTGATCGGTGGATTTGATTATGAAGGTGAGAACTTCAAATCTCTCCGCTTGTTTGATTGCTTCTCTGCTGCAGATGCTTATATGAAGCAGTTAGAATCTGAGTGTGATTATGTACTGATGGAGACTCGTGAGATTAACATGGAATCTGCAATCACGGCATAATTAAAGTTACTCACCTCCAAACTGGACCTATAGTATAACCACTGAACTTCCTACCATGCGAAAGATTGAATCCCAAATGAACAAAGCAATCTGTGATTGCAAAGACTGGAAAAACGACAACACGGAGGTAACTTATTCGCCCGAACGTGATGCTTCATATGTTATGCTGCATGGCAATCATATCGCAACGATTGGTGATACCTTCCTTGAACTTTACACCTGTGGGTATAAAACTCCTACCACCAAATCACGTCTCAATGCTATTCTGAAAGTTCACGGAAATGATGCCCGTATCTTTCAACGTAACTTTGAATGGTTTGTGATTGATAATGGCAACACAGTTCCTTTCACTGAAGGTATGGTGCTTAAGTGATGACTAACGAACAAAAGATTGAAGCACTGACTGATCTTCTCTCCAATGTCATTCACTCTCTGGAGATGACAAAGTATGAGATTGAAGATGTAACTGAAGCAGCAAATGTTGTCCGTGATGCAGACCACTATCATCAACAAATGCTGGACATTCTACACAATTAAGAGTATGTAGAAACCTTCTTCGGTACACCTATCACTCAAGAGCAAGCAGATGAGTTGGATGCTTATCTTGACACTTTAGGTGAATCTTGCTGAACACCGAATTAAAGTTACTCACCTCTAAAGTGAGACTATAGTATGAGCACTTCCACTGAAACCACAATGTCATTCCCTTATCTTCACATTGATCAAAGCACTCTTGCTAATCACACATCCACCTTTTTCAAGGTCAGTGCTGATAGTCAAGACACTTGGATTAACAACATTTTTCATAATTCAAGGTACGGAATCTTCTGTCTTGCCGATGGCAAACTGGAGTTAATCTCCAAAGGATTAAACACTACCAAGTTCCGCAAGTGTAAGTGCAATGATGAACAAACTGCACTGCAAAAGATTCAACAATGGATGGAAAAGTTCTGATGAATTCCCAAGAACAAATTAACATT